GAACTGTTTCAAAATCTTGCCGTACTGCAATCGGTTCTGCGGATTGACGGGGAACACGTTCGCAATTTGGATGGTATCGCCCACCTTCACCACGCCCGTGGAGGCCGTCCACCCGCCCGTCGACAGCGTGCCCGATGCAGCCCAGCCCGTCGTCAAAAGTGCGGTACCCGATGGGGTCGAGGTTACCGTAGGGCTACCGCCCTGTGCGCCCGTGACGAAAGTCGGGATATTTTGATCCTCCCACCAATCGAGGCCCGCGAACTGTTTCGCGACCATGCCCTTTTCGACGTACTCGCCGATTTGCGCTTGGGGGTTAAACAGGCCCTTGATGCTGTCCGTTGCGGCGGACATCGAAATGGGGTCGAGGACACAATTCTTTTCGCCTTCCGTGGGACAGGCCTCGGCGGCAAGGTACGCGCGAGCATCAGAGAAAATCTTATACGAAGCCGGGCTAGTACCAAACGTGCCAAGCGTGGTCGACGTATTAAGAAAGGCATATTGCGCCGTGTCGCTGTCGATGCGGTTCGCAACCGCCGCGATCTGCGGCCGCAAAATGCGCTTCTTAAACATGTCCATCGACAGCGCCAAATCTTGCGTAGTGAATTGGACGTCAACATGGAACTGATAATTCAGCACCACGGGGACATAGGTTTCGTTGCTGTCCTCTACGTTCAGCGGAGGCCCGTAAGAGCCGATATAGCGCGGGGGTCTCCGGATATTCACGGTATTTCCCACCTTCGCCCCAGTCTGCGCATACTCGTTTGAGTATTGACGCTCAACACGATTAGCGATAACTAACTCATTCTCAAGCACAACAAGTGCCTCGTTAGTTATGTAGCTCATCGTGAGCAAGTTATTAGCCATTGCAAAAACTCCTAAGTTGTTTTGGTTAAGAGCGCTTGCGTCGCCGCGCGGCCTCATAGGCGCGCAATTCTTTGAATGTCATCTTCGACGGGTCGGTGTTGGTGTCGACCGTCGCAGCGGTATTCAAAGTATTGATAGGCGGCGATTGCGCCCCGTTAGCAAATCTTTTCGCGGATGCATCGACGGGTTTCTCAACCTTGGTTGGCTCATCCGCGGGTTTCAAAGTCAGTTCAAGCTTTCCCACTTCCGCGATGGCGCGAAGCGGATGCATAGCATTGATGCGTTCGACGAAATCAGGATGCTTAGCGAGGTAATAGGAAATTTCCCCGATCATTTCGTGAGCGGAGAGATACTCCAACACCGCGTTATGCGTGCGTAGCGGCGAATCCGCCATGACTTGTTCGAAGTCAGGGTGTTTCTTAATCGTCTCCTGCACGCGCGAACGGGCTACGGCTTCGGCTTGTGCGGCCTCGGCTTTGCGCCTTTCGTCAGCCTGATTTTTTCGGTCATCCTCTACGGCCTTACTCGCTGAATAAGCCGCCAATTCCTCTGCGTATTCGAACGCCTTAAACTGACCTTTATCGTCGTAAAACAACTTAGGGTCTGGTTTTGCCTTCTCTGCCTTGACCGCGGGCGCGGCCTTGGCCTTCAACTCCGATAGTTCGCGCTCCAAGCGCTCGGCCCGCTCTTCAGCGAGCCGCTTCTCATTCCATTGGGTTTTCGCGAATTCTTCCGCCTCTTGGCGGCCTTCCTGAGCCTCGCGCATTTCGCGATGCTTGCGATTGATGGTGGCGTTTTTACGATTAATCGCCTCGCGTAATGTCTCGGACTTTTCAGCCTCGGCGCGCGTCGCCTCATCATCCAGCAAATCCTCATCGGGGGCCTCGGCGGCCGCTGGCTTCGCCTTGGTTACGAGCGCGGTCTCCGTTTTCTCGCCGACACTCTTGATGGGTTTATCATCTTTGACTTCGAGCGGCGGCGCCTGCGCCGCGGGCTTTTGCTTGGGCTGTGACTTAATCGTTTCGGTCGGGGTCCCCGAGGTGACGAATTCATTCAGGCCCGCGGATGTGACGACTTTGCCCATTATTCGCCCGCCTCGGCGTCGCGAATGGTAATCATGATTTCTTTACCCGGGAGCAATTGCCCCATGGCGCCGGGATTCGTGATGGAAAACTTGAAATCCGCCCAGGGCGTATATTTGCACCATTGCTTGTTCACGTCGGATTTCCCGGCATAACAGGCATTGATTTGAATCTCTTCGCTGCCAGTCTCGCCCGCCGTATCGGCAACCCGCTTGACGGAAGAAACCACGCCTTTCATTACTAGTGGCATACAAACCCCTGCGCCGTTAAGCGCCTTGCTGTTTAAACTTCATGGAAGTATTCGGGATTCCCGAATAGCGAATTAATTCGGCTTTGCGCTTTCCGCGCGTTCAGCCGCCGCAAGCTCCGCTTCGCGCCCCTCGGCCGCGTAACGGCCTTTGACATGGCTGTCTAGAAGCTTGCCCGTCTGGTTGATTTCCGCCACATCGCGCGCCGTGACCGCCTTGACGTGCGTATCCGTGACCGCGGTTTCGGCCTTGACTTGAGTTTCCTTAGATTTTGCGAGCGTCTTTTCGCGCTCAACCTGCATCCACCCTTGTTCAATGCCGGACTTGTATTTCAATTCCAACTGCAAATGCTGAATGACGGTATTTTGCTGCTGGTTTTGCGCCTGCAAGGTTTGCACAATCGTTTGCGCTTCCTTGGGCAATTGCGTGATCGCCTTCGCCATGCCCTGCGGGCTCAAGGTCATGAGCCGATCGGCCAAGTCCGAAGCGCCACTAAAGTCCATATTGCGCACGATTAGATCTGCGCCCACCTTCGTGATGGGCTCGGCCAAAGGCGTCTTCAATAGCTCAATCATCGACTCGGCGCCCTCAAGGCGCTTAGTCTCATAACCAGGCCCCGTGTCCATGACGACGTCATAGCGGCCGATAGTCAAATCATTCTTAACCTGCATGATCGCGGCATTATCGGGCGATGGCACAGGCTCATTGATATTGGTCATCGTCGGTACGCCATCTTCGCCGATGATGCGTTGCATGCGCGGCCCGCTGTAATAGTAGGGAATCAGAGAGAGTAAAATTCTTCCCGTATGCGAAATCGCCCGCGTCTGATTGTCGTAATACTGGAAATGCCCGATGTCGCTAAGCGCTTGCCGCCGCTGGAGCGCGACACCTGATATAGCGGCCCCCGGCACATCCGCGGACGGCTCATGAGGCATCCCCGCAACGGCCATAAGATCTTGCTGCGCCCCTTGCGCAGCCTGTACAGCGCCAGCGGGAACCGGGATAGGCTGCATACGCTGCGGAGGCGGCAAAACCTGTTTGGAGCCGTCAGGCTGCTCAACAAAAGCCGGTTCATACACAAGGGCGGAATACGGTTTCTGATTCGCATCTTTCCATTCAGGGTGTCCGTCAAGCTGGCCCGCAGCGACGATAAAGGGAGCCTTCGGCGCGAGCGCCAATAGCTCAGTTTCCATCGTGCGCCAGTAGTTATACATGCGCGCGGGGTCCATCAAATCCGCGACCATGCCCTTGCGACGAACGCGGCCGTTTAAATCCAGTACATTGCCCTCACAGCGAATCACCGGAATCCATTTATCCGGGAGCGGGTTATCCGTCTTGCTGCGACGCTCCAATACATTCTGGCCGTTCAGGTAATACCACTCGATGGTGCGTCGCGTGCTCTGCCGACTGACTTTTTTGCCCTTCTCGTTTCGGGCGTAATCAACCCCAGCGGCCTCAAGCTCGGTACCTAATTCCTGGATTTGATCCTCAAAAAGGCTCATTCCATTGGTCATGCGATACAGCGTGTCAATGTCTTTACGCACGCGGTAATACTCGGCAAGCCGAATTTCCTCAAGCGTCTCCCAATCCATGACATTATCGCCCGCGCCAGTGCGCTGGAATTCAATATTGTCCGCCTTGGGAAACATGCGCGCATAATCGGCACGTTTCATCTTGCCGGAAATGATGCACCAATCCGCATCCTCGGCGGTCGGCAGCACCGCGGCAGGGTCCATGTACACGGTGAACGCGTTGCGAATCGGCACGAGCTTTAACTCTTGGTCAAAGCTATCCTGATCGACCCAATCCGTAATGACGCGCCAGTACCCCCACCCGATGGTTACTGCTGATTCGCCGCCCGTGTCGTAAGCCGTTGATGCATCCGATACATTTTCGATGTGCCTAATTAGGCCCGCTATGACGTTTGCTTTTGCAACATCGGCCCCGTCAGCCACGGGGTGTACCTTAATGCGCGGTCGCTGCTGTCGCATATTGTTGACGACACGACGCACGAACGTATTTGTATGATTGATGGTGAGCGAGGGTCGCTTATCAATCTTTCGCTGATTGTATAAGTCATCGGGCCATTGCTGCCCGTCTCGAAATTCAAGTGCCGCTTCGCCATTGGCTCGATTATCCGATTCCGCCTCCGAGCATATTCTAAGCCGCTCGGCACACTCCTTGATAATTTCGTCGTCGGTTTCTGCGGGTTTATTACCGTCGCGAGGAATCGTCGGCACGGCTACTGCATCCATCCTTGATCGTGTGCGCCCATCGCCCTGCCAATGCTCTCGAAGAGCGGCGCCTGATTGACACGCTTGTTTTGCACGATGGCGAAACGGCGCATCATCATCGCGTAGCGAGTCGCGCTCATAAGGTCATCGTTAAGCTTCACAATCAGGCCCTCTTTTCTGTGGTAGAGGTTAAATTCCTCGAACCACGGCGCAAGATGCGCAAAAACCATCAATCGCCCGGTTTGCATGCGATCAAGCATTTCGGTAATGCCCGCTTCAAAACCGCTTGTGCCATCGGCGAACGTCGCGCGTATGCGTAGCAAGTTCATTCCTTGCTCTCGATATTGCGCAGCCAACTGCTCACCCGACCCCTTGTCATGCTGCAAGCCGTCATGCGGCCATGCCCATGGCAACCAACTGCCCCAGCGCTTGACGCTGGCGGCGAACATCGCGGGCGTGTTCTCGCGCGCGCGGAAATTATCGGTCACATAAAGAATGTCATTATCTCGGTCCCACGCCACGCGAACCGCTGCGCTTGGATGGTCCCACCCAAAATCGATACCGCCAATTTGCGGCCAGTGTTCCGGTATCTGGAAAGCCTTGCACGTAATGTCATCTTGATTCACTGGGAACACGCGACCGCTCCCTAATTGCGGAATGCCCTTGATACGCGCATCCCGCTCATGCGGCTTATAGCTCGCAATGATGGCCTCGCGCTGCTCTGCCGAGTAATGCGCGGCATCCTCGATTGTCATTTGCGTAAACTGCGTGCCGGGCTGCTTGTCGACGATGAATCGCCGCACCACGTTCGTAATTCCCAATAGCGGCGTGAACGTAATAAACGTCATGCCGCCCGTGGCATTGGTACGCGTCAAGCCTTCCGTGTAGATATCTTCGGGCGGCTCTTCGTCAAACCAGACGAAATCAAGCGTTTCGCCCTGCCACTTTTCGCGGCCTTTTTCGTAGGCTTTGAACTGCAGAATGCTCGTACCTGTTCGCCCATGTCGGACGTGTACGGTATCGATAGCATCCGCAAGGCCGCGACTTGAGCTTGTGTCAAGAATGCGATCCTTGGGTATAGCCCCGGTTCCCAAGGCGCCGGGCCGACCCAATAGAATCCGCTGCGGGTTGTCCCGCGTGCTTTCGCCGGTAACGCCCGCGGCCCAGCCGACGACTGGGCGACCCCAATGACGGCCCGGCCATTTCTCCGGGTATTCGCCCGTGAGATGCATCGCCGTTTCAAATCCTGCCGCAAGTGTTTTGCCAAGCTGATTCCCTGCCATTAGCAGGCGTTCCCGGTAATCAAGGCCCGCTGCGTGAAATTCCAGTTGCTTAGGGTAGGGCTTGTAATCAGTTAATCGATTGAGACTCGCCCGGCGCTGAATTTCCTTCTCCAAGGCCGCCAGCAAGTCGGCCTCGGAGTAGCGCAATTCCTGCGGTAAGCTCGGCATCAGTCAAGTCCTCAAGCGGTGTGGTTTGCTCGAATTGCTTCGGCATAAGCGAGGCAATTGTTTTGACGTAGCCCATGGGATCAATGCGCCGCGCGTGCTCAATCGCAGCCCTACCGTTTTTGTCGAAATCATTCGCCAGGGCGTTCAAAAAAGAGCCCTGCAAGCGATTACGCGAGCCCACAGGGCGCCCGGCAGGGTTCGCCGTCGGCGCCCCCTTCTTAAATTCATTCGCTTTCAATACCGCGCGCGCGTGCGCAGCCCTGGCCCGTTTGGCCTCGATGTCGTCAGGCATATACCCTCACTGGATTTTTTCGGCCTTGATCCCAACAATCATGGCGGCGTGCGCAACGGCGACTTGGCCCCGTGCTTCATTGGCGTAAAGCTCGGCGATTTGCAGCGCCTGTAGCGCCTTGGCCTCCGCATCGAGCGCGCGCTCAGCCTCGGCGACGGCTTGCCGATAGGCAAGAATGAGCGCGTTAAGCGATGAGGATAACGGCCACATCTTCTTCCCGGCATCGGATGCAGCGCTTATTGCCCCATAAAAAAGATTCGAAGAGGTAGCCGCCGATTTCGAGGCCGCCAAGTTCCACAATATCGCCAACTTTAACTTCGGTCGGACGAAAGACGTTCGAATCCCATGATTTCGAGCGTTGGCCCTTGCGGCCGTTGTATTTAATAGGGAAACAGCCCGGCCCGGCCGCGAGCACCCGCCCCCGCAGCGGTTTCCCGAAATACACCACATTCAATAAACCAGACGGCTCCCAATCGAGGGGCTCAACAATGAGCACGTCACGCAATGGACGAAGCTTGGCCGTCGCCGGGATACCCGTGATCGTATCGTTACCGATACGAACCCCAAATTGCAGCGGCTGCGCGCTCATGCCTTGCGCTTACGCTTAAAGTCTTCCATGGCGGTTTTAAGCTTCTTGGGCCGAGTGCCGCCAAGAAGCTTTAAAATGTAATCGCCGATGTTGCGCGACTTAGCGAGGGGCGGCGTCGTGGTCGATTCGTTTTGCGCGGTTGCCATCTTCAATTTCGAACTTCACGCCCATGCGGTCGCGGTTCTGCTGATCGCCCCGCGGTTGGCCTTTTTCGGCGCGGCCCATGACCTTGGCGACCAATGAAGCGCCCGTCTCTTTGCTGTCAGGCCCAGTCCGCGCGCGGCCATCGGCCGAGTTATAGCGGTCCGGGGACTTGATCTGGCTCATTCTTTGAGCTTGCCGCGAACGCAAGAA